ATCCATTTGGGATTTTCATCCTGATCCTGCAGCTACATCTGTAGAAGATTGCGAGTACGTTATTCAACGACACCGCATGAACAGGCAGCAACTTCGTGGCTTGATTATGCGCCCACACTTCTACGCAGACGCTATCGAAGAGTGTTTAGCTAAAGGTCCGAATTACGAAGACAAGTATTACGAAGATACAATTCGTGAAGACGAAACAGAACCTCACGTACAAGAAAACAGATACGAAGTTCTAGAATATTGGGGTGTTCTCGACTCTGAGTTTGCCAAAGAGACTGGCTTAGAAGGTGCAGAAGACATGTCAGAGTTCGACCAGATGCAGGTCAACGTCTGGGTGTGTGGCACATTAGTGATACGGTGTGTAGTCAATCCGTTTACCCCTGCACGTATACCATTTCAGTCGTTCCCTTTCGAGATTAATCCGTATCAGATTTGGGGTGTTGGTGTAGCAGAAAATATGGAAGATGCACAGATGCTGATGAACGGACACGTTCGTATGGCAATCGATAACCTAGCTTTGGCTGGTAACCTAGTCTTCGACGTAGACGAAGCTAGTCTTGTACCCGGACAGAACATGGACATTTTCCCCGGCAAGATATTCCGTCGGCAGTCTGGCGTAACGGGCACAGCAGTGAACGGCCTCAAGTTTCCGAACACTGCACCTGAGAACATACAGATGTATCAGATATCGCGGCAACTAGCAGACGAAGAGACAGGCATACCGTCAATTATTCACGGACAAACAGGTGTAACTGGGACTGGACGGACGGCAGCAGGGCTATCTATGTTGATGGGGTCTGCAGGATTGTCGATGAAAACAGTAATTAAGAATATCGACGATTATTTGCTACGTCCTATCGGTGAAGCGTTCTTTCAGTGGAACATGCAGTTCAGTGAAAATATGGAAGAGATAGCAGGAGACTTGGAGATTAAACCTCGCGGCGTTGCTGCTGTCATGCAAAAAGAAGTACGCACACAACGACTCACCTCACTGTTACAAACAGTGGCTAATCCTATGCTTGCTCCGTTTGTGAAGATACCCAACTTAATGCGTGAATTGGCTATATCACAAGACATAGACCCTGACAGTTTAGTCAACGATGTAAATGAAGCGCAAATGTACGCACAGATGTTACAAGGGATGATGGCAAATGCTCAACAAGGACCAAGCCCGGAAGCTGGCCCCAATGCTCAACAGCAAGGAATGGGAGCCGCTCCGGGAGTACCTAGCGGACCTCAAGGACTTGACGATTCGGGCCGTGGTAACGGCACAATCGGAGTCGGAACTGCGCCAGTTGCAGGGGAGGCTGGCTTTACTGGAAACACTCCTACAGTTGAAGAGTAATTACGAGGCAGTAGTTAAAAATAATGGCTAGAAATCCATTCTTTACTCAACAAGTAGATTACACCCCAGATGATTACAGCGGGTATATAGACTTCTATGGTGGAGCTTTAGATTCCGATATTGATGTACAAGTTATAGACGAGCCTGAAGAAAAAGAAGAAGATAAACAAGAGACAGAAACAGTATTAGATGTTTTAGATCCAGTTAGATCTGATGAAGATCGACCAAGACCTCAAGCAACTCAATACACTTTTGGTTCTGCTGGAAAAACTCCTAGATACGATACAAAAGTATACGGGGCAGAGGCAGTAAATTCTAATTTTAATATAGGGTTTACTAGGGGAGATAAAAGTGACAACTTTGCCAAGAAGGGTTTACGCGATAAGTTTGGTATAACTATCACCGCTGACTACGCAACAGAATCAGCTTTAGCCCCTCTAAACCTTATAACAGGTGTACCTTTAGCAAGCACGATAGCAGGAACACTCATAGGAGATACTCAAGAGGCTCCATTCGCTACTGAAGAAGGTGGGACTAGACAATTTGCTCCAGCGGGGGGTCTAGGAAGATTTGCGTTAGACATAGCTAACTCATTTCATGTCAAGAACGCAGCAGCAGTTACAAACTCTTTACTCGAAGGAGGAGGCACCGCTGGTGCCCTCATGTCTATCAACGGTATGCGTGTCAGTCGTGCGCCCGGTAGTTTTCAATACACTGGTAATTTATTAGGTTTAGATCGCAATCAAGTCATAGCTCTCGAAGGGACCAACTACGGATTTATTGGAGGGTTTACCGAAGAGTTTGATGAAGCCACTGGTACTTACAAACGTACGGGCACAAAAGGGCTTATGTCCGAAGTGAGCGGGGACGGAGGTGTAGCCGCCAGAGCTAACGGAGGAGACTACAATTTTGAAACTGGAAGCTATACTGACTCACTAGGTAATACTTTTGGTGGGGGCATGAAGTCTGATGCTGTAGCAGCCATAGCACAAATAAATAAAAAATTTAAGAGTAATTTAAGTTGGACGGAAATAGCCGCGACTCGCAAACAAGTGCAAACTGACATTTTTGGTAATTTAAAACCCAACACTCCGTCTTTCAAAAAACTTCTAGAAGAAAAAGCAAAAGCTAATGCAGCTTTAAGCAGCACGGAACAAAAACCCGAAGACAATATTGTAGAGCGCACAGACACAACAACTCAAGATGCTCCAGCAACTGATGCGGGTAAGTTCATGGTTGAACAGGCCCAAGAAAGAGCACGTCAAGAAAGAATAGCCGCTGAAAGACGAAGTTACGCACAAGGACAAGCCAGACAAGACCCAGAAAAAGATGAACCCAGAGGCGGTAGCGAGGGTTCTTTTGGAAGTGGCGGTTTCGAAGACAGCGACAGATTCCGTGCTAGAGGCGGTCTTGTCGGCTACGCACCCGGCGGCGTAGCAGCCGCACCAGCGGGTTTTGTAGAGCGTCCGCCGTCACAGGTATCCGAAGCTGCTACAGTGGCTGATGACAAGCCTATGAGCGTCCCAGAGGGCACGTTTGTAATCAATGCTGCAGCCGTAGAATTTGCTGGTGAACAAGACATCGTTGACATGCTCAATGAAGCATATAGAAAGGCTGAAAAGAAGGGCATACAACCCCCCACTAAAGAGACACTAGATGTGGCAGTATCTAAGGGAGAGGTAATTGTCCCTCCGTTTCTTGCTAAAATTATAGGCTATGATCGTCTAGAAAAAATTAACAATCGCGGTAAGGCAGAAGTTAATAGACGTATAGAAAAGGCAGATAAACGTCAGAATCCTCGCTCTATGTTTTTGGGAGGTATAGTAGAAGCTATATTTGGTAAAAAAGAAGAGGAGCCAAAAACAGAAACATTTTTAGCTCCATCACCAAGTAAAGAAAAAACTCCCGTAAAAAAGGATCTGACTCCAACAGAGGGATTTGTTAAAAAGGACACGCCACCATCTACGCCTTTACCAAAAAGAACAGAGTTTGAAAACACAGCCTATGAACTTTTAGAGTTGCTAGAGGGCAACAGAACAGAGGGATATGTCCCGAAAGTTAACAGACAAAGTGGTGTCACCGTTGGTATAGGATTTGACTTAGGACAACACAATCCTACTGATTTAGAAAAAATGGGAATAAACACAAACCTCATTTCAAAGCTAACACCATACCTATTAAAGAAGGGCGAAGCAGCAGAATCAGTTTTAGAGTACGAACCCTTGTCACTCACAGAACGTGAGGTACAAGATCTAAATACAATCGTGCTTCGTAAAAAATACGAAGAGTTTGCAGAAAAGTATCCCGAATACGCAAAATTGCCTGATGCTGGTAAGAGAGCAGTTTTATTTTCAACGTCATATTTAGGGGCAATAGGAAGGTACAAAGCTTTTCGTGAAGAATTTAACAAAGCTAAAAATATTAAACAAGCCATAAAGAAAGGCTTACTTGGAAAAATTAGTAAAGGCGATGCGGAGTATAACCGCGCTAAGAAAGCATTAAAATGGTATGAGGGATACGAAACGAAAACCATGCGTGTTCCAAAACCAAAGCCCAATTCGTCGGCTACCCGCTAATAACGGCCCCGACACAACCGGAGCGGCTACCTACAAGCCAAAGTAGCCCCGCTAACAAGAGGTAATAAAATGGCAAAACCAAGAGGCCACCGTGCCAACAAACCTAACGATTCATTCGGAACAATTAACAATGATTCGTTATATCGTGGAAAGCACCGCGAAGATGTCTACAAAGATGATGATGAAGACAACGAAGCGGAAGAGACTGTAGAAGCACAAGAAGCGGACACCGAAGAGGCCACTCCCGAAAGTGCAGACAGCTTTATTTCAAACAAAAAGGAAGCAGAACACGATTATAAGAAACGATACGACGATCTTAAACGTCACTACGATACTAAGGTAAATGAGTTCAAAGGTGAAATCAACGAACTTAGGAAGTCGCTAGAACGGCGGGAGGTAGAAATGCCAAACAACGTAGCGATGCCGAAGACGATGGAAGAACTAGAAGAATTTAAAAACCAGTATCCAGAAGTGTTTGATGTAGTCCAAACCGTTTCTTCGCTTCAGACAGAATCACAGGTATCCCAACTCCGCGAGGAATTAGGTACGATCAAAGAGCGAGAAAAAGATTTAGAGAAAAAAAATGCTTATCAGCAACTTGTTTCTCATCATCCAGACTTTAATGAAATTAAAGAAGATGAAAAGTTTCTTTCTTGGCTTGAAGAACAGCCTGAATCTATTTCTGATGGCATCTATAATAATAACACAGATGCTAAATGGGCGGCACGGGTCATAGACCTCTACAAAGCCGATGTAGGCTTAACAACCAAGAAGAAGACCAAGAAAGCTTCCGCTGCTGATGCAGTCACAAAGACCCCTGCTAGGGAGGTGGCTACATCAAAAGTAGAAGGCAAAATTTGGAAAGCTTCTGAAATCCGTAGTCTCAAACCGTGGGAGTTTGAAAAGCTAGAAGGCGAACTAGACTCCGCACGTCAAGAGGGACGGATCGATCCTAACAACTAACCTCATAGAAGAAGAGGAAAGAACCAATGGCATTTGGTACTGCTGCAGGTTATGGTAACCTGCCCTCCGGTAATTTTGCACCGGAGATTTTTAGCCAAAAAGTCCTCAAGTTCTTCCGTCGTGCTTCGGTTGTAGAAGATATTACTAACACCGACTACGCGGGTGAGATTGAAAACTTTGGCGATACGGTTCGCATAATCAAGGAACCAACAGTCACAGTCAGTTCGTATACACGGGGTTCCGTCGTAAACGCTCAAGACTTGGCTGACGATCAAATCACGATGGTTGTCGATAACGCAAACGCTTTCGCGTTTAAGATCGACGATATCGAAGAGCGGCATTCGCACGTAAACTTCGAAGCTCTTGCTACCTCATCAGGTGCATTTGCGTTGAAGCGTAAGTACGATGCAAACGTCCTGCAAGCTATCTCCGATGGCGCAGGTATTGCTGGTGCTGACGATGCGTCACTGTCAGGTGGTCTTACCACTACGAACAGTGCGCTGGGTACCGCATCCGCTCCTGTCAACGTAGAAACTGACGATGCTGGCATCAATCTGATGCTGCTGATGGCACGTACTCTAGATGACCAGTCTGTGCCAGAAGAGAATCGTTGGTTTGTAGCACCACCAATCTTCTACGAGAAGATGTTCCAAGCTGGCAACAAGATTGCCGAAGTTCAGGTAACTGGTGATGCTTCATCCCCACTGCGTAACGGACTTGCTATTCCGGGCACCCTCGCTGGTTTCCGCTGTTACAAGTCTACTGCGCTTAACTCAACAGCAGGTACCGATCAGGTAACTCTGTCTGGTGTGGCAACTGACGCCTCTGAGAATGTAATTCTTGCTGGTCATATGTCGTCCACCTCCACTGCTTCGCATATCGCTAAGACCGAAGTGGTTCGTTCAACTGAGTCGTTCTCTGACGTTATTCGTGGTCTGCACGTTTTTGGTCGCAAAGTTCTGCGCCCAGAAGCTGTCGTTCGCGGCGTCATCGACTTCGCGTAAGGGAGGGCTAGGTAAATGGCTACTATTGATCGTACCCCTAATGGCGGAACTGCTGGACATCCAGCAAACGTCGCACGTCCCTACGTGGTAACTTCACAAGTGCATGATACTGCAGATGGCGGTACAGGTGGTGATGTCGTTCAACTGATCGACGTTCCTGCAGATACCATGATTGTTGCAGGTGCTTTGGAAGTTTTGGAAGCTCGTGGTAACGGACAGATTACTCTAGACGTAGGTTTCACTGGTGGTGATGTAGACTGTTTTGTTGACGGTTCTGCTCTCGCTGCTGGCTTCACTCCGTTTCTAGAGGCTGCAGTAGGTGCGTCTGGCTCTAACGCCCGTATCCTAACTTCTGCAGACACTATTGACGCTCTCATCCTAGATGGTGGCTCTACTGGTGAATCTGCTGCACGTTTCCGTATTCACGTAGTTCTTGCGGATATTTCCAAGAATCCCGTAGAATCTGCTACAGTTTCTACTGGCACATAAGTAATGCTCTTGGGGGCAGGGCAACTTGCCCCCTTGACAACTTTGTAGTCGTATGTTAGGTTCGGCTAAACCAGCCGGGAGATACATTATGTTGCTACAATTGTTGCACGAAAAAGAAGTAGAATATTGCCTCAACAACTGGGGCGAAAATCAAGATGGGGCAAAAACACAGCCCCGATCAGATGAAGAAAAATTGAAGGACAACATGGAGTGTCCTGATATGTTGCCCGAAGTGCGGCAACTGATAACTACAAGATTGTATAATAATCCCTACATAGAATCTGTAGTCTGTCCAAACAAAGTATCAGTAAACTTTTACAACGAGTACAAAGAGGGCGGATACTACAATAAGCACATAGATACCTTTCGTGCTGCACCTAAAAGTAAAAACATA